AAGGAGCCCGGTGGAGGTGCACCACAACGAAATCCAAAGGTACAACAGAACCACCGACCCCGAACTCTACACACTGGACGCTTATTCAAGCGAGACCGAAGGACGGGAAAGACGGGGGGAATTACAAAACGAACCTTATAGATAATAGTTCTTTTCAAGAAGGAATAAAGGGGTGGGATTCCGAACAAATAGAGGGAGTTTTTGAAGACGGGCTATTTAGTCCGGTAGTAGGGACAAGGGCGATTAAGTTTGAAGTGAAAAGTTTGCGAGAACATGATTACGCCGGGATCTCTCAAGAACTTTCATCATACGATTTGCCACCGAGTACAATTTGCACATTAAGCGTTTGGGTAAGAGCCACATCTGACTTAAGGCAAGCGGCAATTATCGTGGCACCCAATTTGGATTCGCGCCCCTGGGCTGGTAAAGACATCGTAAAAGGACAAGAAGGGTGGCAGCGCAATGTCCTTAAATTTACAACGCCGCGAGACGTAGGAGGAAAGCCGATACGAGTCTACATGTTGCTCTACAATCAAGAGGAGAACGCAACTGTCTGGTTCGCCGCCCCTAAGCTCGAAATCGGAGACACCCCCACCGAGTGGACAACGTCGGAGAACGACCGAAAGGGCGAAAAGGGCGCCCCCGGCAAGGACGGCAAGAGCAGCTACACGCACGTGGCGTATTCTGCACAGCCCGATGGGAGCGGCCTCTCATTCGATCCCAAGTATAACACTTACATTGGGATATATACAGACGACAACCCAAACGCGTCAAAAGACCCCAAGCGCTACGTTTGGGCGCAATTCAGGGGAGAAAACGGGGCGCCCGGCCGAACGAGGTACTTGCACATCGCCCACGCCAACGGGCTCGGCGAGGACTTCAAAGACTTCACCACATCGAACCCCGACGGTCGCAAGTTCGTTTATATGGGTGTGTGTGTCGACGAGAACGAACCCGACCCCACCGATCCGAAGGCCTATCAGTGGACAGAGGTGGAAGGCAAACAAGGTTTGCCGGGCGACCCGGGCGCCAATGGCAAGTCGAGCCACATGCACGTAGCCTATGCCAACAGCGCCGACGGGAAGAAAGATTTTACGACCACGCCGGGCGGACGGAATTACGCCTTTATCGGAATGTATACGGACTTTGAGGAAAAGGTGTCGAAAGATCCCGCGCGCTACGTTTGGGCGAAAGTCGAAGGCAAACAAGGTTTACCGGGCGACCCCGGGGAACCAGGCACAGCCGGCCGGGGCATTGAACGTATCGAATCCTTTTATCTGCTCACGGCCGATGGAACCGTCCCCGGACACGACGTACGTGGCTGGAAGAGCAAACCGGACGTGCCAACGTCGCAAACGCCGTGGCTTTGGACGTATGAGCGGGTCGTTTATTCAGACGGGAACAGCAAACAGAATACAGTCCGTTTGGTTACGCGGCTGGGTAAAGACGGAGCCGAAGCTGAACCCACACGCCCCAATCTGCTTGACGGGACGGACTTTCATCAAGCCGGAGCGTGGGAATCTGGTCTCAACGGCACACACGCCAAGACTGAGACGGCGAAAGACGTACAGCCCGCCGTTACAGGGTGTGGAGTGCTGAGAACGGTGGTGGAACGTGGCGCCGTGGGTGAAGAGTACGCGCAATTCTCGCAGCGCATACCGGTGGACTTAATCGCGGGGCTGGACTACACATTTTCGGTTTATGTCCGTGGTAGCAATACCGGCTGGTTGATTGTCTTTCCCAATTCGGGCGAGCATTTTCGCCTTTCGGCAGCAAAGCCCGGGGCGTGGCAAAGATTGTCGATTTCATTTAAGGCGAGAGCTGCAAAGCCCGGAGAGGAAAACCGCGCTTATTTACGCTGCTGGCTGAAAAACGCCGACAATGCACAGCGACACGAGGTGCTATTTTGCGCTCCCAAATTGGAAGAGGGCATAACGGCCACGCCATGGTGCTTGTCTGAAAACGATAAAGTGGGCGCCTCCGTGCAAAATCGTGGCTATTGGGACGCGTTTGCCGAAGGGACGGTATTTCGGGGACGCAACAGGACGGGAGGCGGTTATGAGGACGTGGTGACTGTCTTGACGCCCACGGGGACGCAAGAAACATATCGCTGCACCCGCACGCATGCCAAAGCGGGAAACGAGACGCGCCCCGGTGCCAATTCTCCTTACTGGAAAAAGGGAGACTCTTTTGAGATGGTTAGCACGCGCCTGCTGTTAGCCGGAAGTGCACAAATAGACAATCTCTCAACGGGGAACATCTCAGAGGATCGCATGGTTACCGCCGGCGCGGAAATGAGATTTTACGCCGCAGGCTGTAAGCACCCGGGACTCGTTTTTGGATATAGATCTGATACCCAAAACAGACGATTCCCGGTAATGCAATGCTTTGACCCCGAAACGGGAGCACTGCTCTATGATTTGGGACCTGAAGGGATATTTGCCAATGCACGCAGAGTGGCTGGCGTATGGACACCACTGCAGATGATTCGCCTGACAAGATTCACTACGATTTCGCAACTCTACAACTGGTTAATGCCCGGTACGGATAACTCGGATGATCAGGATATTCAGCAGATGAAGGTGGAAAGCCCCTATTTTTCCGAAAATGGTCAGGAATATCCACTTTATCAATTCGGGCATGGAGCTTACTATACAGAGGGCTGGAGTGAGTTCAGACGAGCAGACGGCAGCATGCACAAAATCTTTGAGAGTTCGCGCACGTCGACGCCGACCGAAGATTACCCCGCCGCCTTTTGGTTCAACCCGTTGGAAAATAATTTCTCCACGACGGCAACTCCTGAAAACGCGTTGATAGACGAACATGGAGCGGCGACCGGCGATATCAATGCGACGCGGGTGGAAGATGGCTGGTATTGTTCACGTGTTTGCCCTATACGAGTTGAAATACCGGATCATCAAGTCACAGTCAATCAACGACCGCAGAATGTAAAACTGTACGCAATCGACCTTTGGAAATTTCATGCCGGGAAAAAGGTGGAGACGGGGACGACCTATTTCGTCGACTACGATTTGGATAACAATGCAAACGCAGCCGACGACGGCCGAGCACACAAAGGACGCAACAACAGGGGACTCATCCACGAGGACAGCCGAAACATTATCAATAATCACAAAGCGATTTTTGAGATACAAGGCTTTGAGTCAAGAACAAACACGAGTATTAAACCACAACAAAATTGATTATGCCAAACATCAATCCTTTTTTGCGCCACTTGCTGCGATTTGAAGCCGGCGTAGAGAACAAAAACAAATCAACGGACGCACTGTTTGAAAAAGCCCGTTTGCAGGGCTTTGCCAACGACCCGGACGACCGCGGTGGAGCCACGATGATCGGGGTAACACTCGCAGCTTTCACCGCATGGAGAAAATCTCAAAAACGACCCACACCGACGGTGAAAGAATTGAAGGCGATTTCTTATGAAGAGTGGAGAAATATCGCGGATCACGATTTCTGGCAACGCTGTAAGGCCGACGAATTGAAATCCCAATCCGTGGCAATGATGGTCGCAGACTTTACATTCCACAGCGGAGCACATGGGATCAAAGCTCTTCAGCGTGTTTTGGCGCAGAATGTTGACGGAATTATGGGGGCGAAGACTTTGGCCGCGGCCAATGCAACACCGCCCGAGACGCTGTTTCTTGCACTCAAAAACGAGCGGCTGCGATTTTTGCGTGCCATAGTGAAGAATAACCCGCGCCAACAAAAGTATCTCAAGGGCTGGATCTCGAGAGTGGAAGCGATTCCTTTTACAGACTGACATGAAGATAGATTCGAGCATAAAACTTTCACCGCTGATTCTGCTGGTGCTTAGCCTTTGCTTTTCAAGTTGCACCACCACCCGAACCGTGGAGCGGCGCGTTCTTGTTCACGACACGCTGAAAGTCAACAGAACCGACACGCTTAGATTCACGGCACTTGTACGGGATAGCGTCTATTTGCATGATAGCATCTATCTCGAAGGAGCAACCACCGTCAAAGAACGCATTAAAGAACGCTGGCACATTCGAACGGACACCGTTTGGCGGACAAAAACGGAAGCTCTTCACGCAGCGCACCGGGAGACGGCAGAACAGAAAGAAAGACGAGAACCATCGTGGGACACTGATCCTAGGTGGGTGCTGGTGCTCCTCGTGGTATGCGCGGTGCTTAATGTTCGATCAGGCAAAAAAAAGTAGCGTAAGGTATGCAGTTACTCTCATCGATTCCATCATTGACCTTTCCTGATGAGTGGGAGGCTTTGATAATATCCTCAAGCACGCCCCTGAAGTGTTTGGTAAGCGTGAACGCGGCCGTTGTGCTGGACTTGACTTTGCGCCCATATAACGGAAAAATTGTTCTCCACGACGTGGGTACGTTGATACGCGACCGCGCCGAGGGGAGAATTTCCGAGGTGAAATTGGAGGTGGTGAAGGAGGGCAACCGAACAACACTGGCAACATCATCTGTCATACCCGCGCAGCGCAGAATGGGGGAGACTGCCACGGCCTTTGCCGCAAGCTCTTTCCTTTCGCTTTTGCAAACGACCAAGATCACGCACCGTGCAGCCACGGAACGCGTGGCTTGGATCGGTAGCGATAGCGGAGTGACGGTTACCACTGTATGGTCAACGCCCAAAAGCGTTTTGACACGAGCCGAAAGTATAGCTGCACAATCCACTGACGGAGCGAGCATTGCAGACGTTTCGCCGAATCGATTTACTCCACCCACCGCGGGAGCACAGCTTTGTAGGTACATCGTGAGTTGTGGAGCCCGCCGCCGCCACTTCATTATGGCGCCGCCGGGGCTTTCTTTAGCGGGCGGAGTTGAGATCGAATACCGGAATGCATTCGGCATCATGGATACCATGCACGCATTCGGAACCGTGGAACGGAGCGCCAAACAGACGTACAAGACAGCGCGTATTTCAGGACGAACACAGAACTACCAATCTGAAGACGAAGTACAGTTGTCATGCACATTCGCGCCCCTTGCACCCGGAGACCACAGCGTGGAGGAAGTAGCCCTATCTCGTGAGGTGCGCTTGCTACCAAGCCGCGCAATGATCACACCCGTCGAATCTGAAATTAAAGAGAGCGACGATCCAACCAAAATAGGTTTGGCAACTATAAAGTTCAAAGTAGACGAAGAGGCGGCAGTCATCGACAACACAAGCACCGCCGCTCGCAGAAAGGTTTTCGACGATAGTTTTGACAATAGCTATGAGTAATCCAGAAAAGAGAAAATACCCCACGCGTATCCACCAAGCCGAGGCGCGACGTTTGTTGAGAGACGGGCAACCGCACCGCTTGAGGGTATGGGAACTCAGAACAGGAGAAATCTTGTTGTACCAGAGAGCGATCTTTCACAGTGAATATCGCAAACGGAGAAACACCCGCGTTCTGCTCCTACCATCGGGACAGATACGAGAGTTTCGGAACTATATGCTTTTTGAAATCGACGACATGAAAATTTATATGTAATGGAGACATCATTCGACTTTTGGACAATAGGCATGGACGGCGTGCAAGCCATGGTTGCAGAAGTGGGAGACACCACCGAAGTCTTTGACACAGTGGTAGGAGCCCCCAAGTCTAAAACTTTGCCCGGAAGCAATCATGAGAAATACATCCCTTTCGGCAACGACGATCAACTGCCATACGAGATGAAACGACTCATCGACGGAGATGAAGTGACAGCACAATGTCTGAATTTCAACGTCACCGCCTTGTATGGAGCGGGCGTCTACACCGGCGAGGACGACGCGCAAGCAGAACAATGGATCAGCCGACAGGCTTTGCCCATGTATGTGCTCGACCAAGCCACCGACATGCAGCTCTATTACTTTGCGGTTTCGGTCGTGATCCTTTCGGCAGACGGGAAACAAATCAACCGCCTTGTCCACAAAGAAGCCCCCTATTGTCGTTTGGCCGAGGCGGACAAGTTTGGCAAAATCCCCTTTGTCTATTATGCAAACTGGCATGGCAGCGCCCCGAAACCCGAGGAGATAGAAAAAATACCACTGCTGGACATGAGAGACCCGCTGGGAGATTTGAAAGTGCGCATGGGACTGGATGTTGATCCGAAGACCGGACGTATGAGACCGCCGACGCGTGAACGGAAATTTGCCGTCGTTTCGAGATTCCCTACAGCGGGCTGCCAATATTACCCCGTGCCTTACTGGTCGTCCATACTGCGAGGGGGCAGCTATGACGAGAAGCGTTTGATTTCCGTGGGTAAGCGCGCCAAGCTGCGAAACCACACGAGCGTGAAATACTTAGTGGAGGTGCAGAACGACTACTACAGCAGAATTTGTCAAGAAGAGGGCTTGACCGATCCTGAGAAAATCCAAGAACGGGTACGCCGAGAGAAGGAAAACATTCGCAAGTTCCTTTCGGGCTTGGAGAATTCGGATAAGGTTTGGGTATCGAAATACTACATTTCGCCCGACGGACACGAACAACGCGATATTCGCATTAACGTCATCGACGGTAAGAAGGAAGGTGGCGAGTGGGCGGAGGATATCCAAGCCGCGGCAAATACCATCTGTTTCGCCTTTGGCGTTCATCCCAACATGGTGGGAGCGGTGCCGGGGAAAGCGCAAACCAATAATAGCGGATCGGACAAACGAGAACTTTACACAATGAAGCAAGCACTCCTCAAACCGATGAAGGATATTCTGCTGACTGCTTTGCGCTTGTGTTTTGCTTATAACGGCTTTCGGGGAACACCCACGCTGCCAATGATTCAATTAACCACACTCGACGAACATCGCGACGCTAAAATTACACAGTCATGAGTATTATCACAAAACAGAAGTTCGACGCCGTCGTGCCGGCATTCCGAGACGCAACAGACAGCGTATATCGCAAAATGGTGCCACAACTGGAGCTCTACGAAAGCCGTACAGCCGAGTTTGCACCATACGAAAAGCTGAACGAACTGCGAGAACGCTACATCTGTTTGGCCGCCGCTCACAACGCGGTGCGCAGCTTGGATCTCGTTTTGACCGGATCGGGCTTTGGCGTCATCTCCACCGCTGAGAAGACCCCCGCCTCTCAAGCCCGTGTGGACGCACTGCAGAGGCAACTTTACCAAGAAGGCTCGGAAGTGTTCGACGAGTTGAGAACAATGGCTTTGACCACCGATTGGAACAAGACCCACACCGCACGGAAAATGGTGGATAGTTTCCTTTTCACCCCCACCATGCTGAGAGAATACGGGGTGACATGCGAGGAACAAGACGTTTATGCGCGTGAATACAACCGTTTGGCACCGGAACGGCACGAGGGGGGTATTCGCGTTCTCCACGAGATTTCCCCCGAGCTCTACGAGGTCATGCTGGACTGGTTGAGAGACGGCGGCGAATATCGCACCGACGACGATTCACCCCGACAACGGGCACTCCAAGTCATCTTGCAGCGAGGACGCATTCTCATGGCAAAGGATATGGTAGGCGGGGGGATAGCCAAAGCCGTCGACAATATAAGAGCGTCCTTAGCTCTTTATGGCGAACACCTCCCTGAATACACCGGCTCTGCAACCTATAGAGCACGACACAGCGGCTTTTATCAGAATGAAACAGACCACCCCACATTCTTTTTTTCCTGAGACCGTACAAGCCCATATTCCTCAAGGCTGGACAGCGCTCACAGATTTGCAGCTGCAATACCTTTGCGCGCTCATGGCAACGGAAAAATTTACCACCGAAGAGATTCAGCTGCGCTTTTTGCGCCGCTTTGCTTTCCACCGCCCCAACCCTGATATTTGGCCGCTGCTTTCTGCCAATGCTTTGCTGAAGGCGGCCGAAGCGTTGGAGTGGATAGAAAGCCCGCCCGCCCCGCCCACACGCGTCGGGCGGCACC